TTAAATAACCGGTATGTCGTCAAATTCCTGACTCCGGGCATCGTTAACGATGTATGCCACCACGCCAAAGATCTGATCATCATCATCCGTCAGTGTCGCTTTTTCGAATGTGTCCAGGTGCTCAAGGTGTGGGGATGGATATAGGCGCATTCTGCGAACCTGATAATCCCCTGCCAGGGCACACACAACGATTGAGCCATCGAGTGCTGGTAGAGAACTGTCGACAACCAGCAGCGCGTCTTTCATGATTCCAGCGCGCCAGTGCATCTGGCCGGCACGCATAAAATAGGTGGCATGTGGTCGTTTAATAAACATTGCATCGAGCGAGAGCGTGGTTTCTGCGAAGTCGGCTGCTGGCGATGGAAATCCCATATCAGTGCCCTCCGTCCCGGCCGGACAACATGAACGTGCGGTTCTCGCTGGCGTCGGGGGTAATGTCACTGAAAACGGAAACCGACATCTCGATCCAGTGGTTTGCCGTTCTCAGTGAGCAGCACCAGTTTATTCGGCCCAACTCATGCACAAAGTCTGCCGTAGTTACTGTCCTTTTTCCGCCTGGCGCTGTGTGCATTGCGGATCTGAACGCCGATTCAATATCATTACGACGCGGCATAAAACTCCCTCCAACCAATTATACTGTTTTTATATACAGTAGTTTTTAACCATCAGGAGATCAATGCGGGCGCACCTATCAATTATTGCGACTGAGCCCCTTCCTCTCGATCCATTTCAAGCGCCAGCGCCATTTCTTCTGCCCGCCGCGCCTGTTCAACATTCCACAGACTGTTTTCCGGCATCTCGACACGCAGATCAACCCAGCGCCCGATAGGAATATCAACCGGATCACCGTCGGCTAATCCATCAATATGATTACGGGCAAACGCAGGGACATTTGCATGCTCGCGGTGATAAGTGCGCAATGTAATATCGCCGTCCTCTGCGATCTCATAATCCACCCACAGCAACGGCAGTCCGTTAGCATTTTGTGGAATTACATAACCACCATTTGTACCGCCCCAGACCGGATCTGAGTTAAAACCAAACACTCCCGATATTTTATAAACACCGGTACTGATCCGTTCGACGGACACCCCCTCTGATTCGTAATTTAATTCTGCTGTGCCGTCGCCACTGACTTTCACAATGGGAGATGCGGGACGCAGATTACCGTTGCTGTCCACTGTTGTGTTATTCGTATCGTACATCATCCGTGACCAGACGCCGACATTCGCCTGGGCGCTAATGACTGTAATTCTCCCCTGAGGAGAATAGGGTATCTGAATTGCCCCGGCTGTATCCCCTGTTTGCAGCCAAAGACTGGAACCATACGCCGTATGCGGCGTGGCTGATATCGGGTTGTTATTTCGGAATACGCAGCTCCCATAACTAGAAAGCGCGGAATAAATATCATTATTTGACACAGAATTTAAAACTATATGCCCTGCCGTTCCGTGCCCAAAACCAAACATATCCCCCACAACAGGTACATTACCATCCGATTTACCGGCATTTTTTGTTGCCACGCTGCCGAGGCCAAGGCCGGTACGCGCAGCCGCTGCCGTCGTGCCCCCCGTCCCACCCTGTTCAACCGGTACCGCGCCGCCGATACCGCGCTGTGCCAGTTTGCCGAGGGCCGGGATTGTTACTGACACCCCGTTGATGCTGACGGTAACGGTCTGGTTTGCATCTGTGCCGGCAAAAGCCTCCCAGCCAGCACTACTCTCGTCATAATCCGAAATCAACTGCGCGATACTTTGCGCGAGGCCATCTACAGACAGCGAATCGGTAGTAAGGATTGCGTAACGTGTGCCGGCGACAATTGCGGGGCTTGCGGTCGCTGTCAGCGTCAGCGAAATTGCCGAATTGACAGCGGCAATCTGGAAAATTTGAGGAGGGCTGGCCAGTGCAATCAGGGTCTGGCCGGCACGGATAAGATTTTTGGCGTCAGTAAAATTAGTGTCAGTGCCTGTTACTGAATTCCCGCTGATGGCGAGCGTTCCTGCGTTATAAATCATAGATACTCCGGACATAAAAAACCCGCCGGATGGCGGGTCTGGGTAAGTGTTGGTTAATACATGGCGGGTATGCATGGAACGGGGATGTTTGTCAGACGCTGGCCAACCAGCGCGTATCTGTCAGTCCAGCGCCAGCGCACGCGACCGCGCCCACACCGGACAGCGTTTCCTGACCTGACGATGCCCGCCAGTTTCATATAGTCCCACCCGCCGTTGGCGTTGCTGTCGTAGCCGTAGACGCCCAGCATAATCATGTTGTCGCCGATGTCCGTCCATGACCATGACGGCGTCCATGTCTTCCGGTTATAGATGAACGGGCGGTTCGTTGTTGAGAACACACAGGCGTTGTTTTTAAAAAAGTTGAGTCCAGGTCCGGGGGTCGGTGCAATACCCGACGCAAATATCGCGATTGTTATCGTCACTGTCGTCGGGACGTCCTCGCCGTTCCTGTCCTCATACGCCGTTACAACGGTGCCGTCGCACTCAACCGTGGCGCTCGGGTGTGACCATTTTCCAAACACGATGTAGTTGGATTTTGGTGCAATCGTGTCAGGCAGGGCCCAGGTCCCGGTGAACGTTACCGAACCACGCCAGACGCAGAACCCGGCCATGCTGTTAACGGCAATGCTCATAAAGTCCGTTGAGTCCTGAATCAGCAGGCCGCCGCCCGCGCTGGCTGACGCGGGCAGTATTTGCCAGACAGAAGCATCGAATCCCCTGACAAGCTTATCCCCCTTCGAATCCCAGTAGGTCTGGGTAACCGTCGAGCCTGACTGTGTGAACCCGGTTAAAACACCAACAGAGGGAACAAGTGAGGTCCCGACCGGCGGAGAATATGCAGCGCAGACACGGGGCAGCAAGATAACCTCACTGCCGGGAACGTAATTCGCGATATCCAGCGACAGGGATGTCGATGCTGTTGTCCATTGCCCGCTAAATGTCGGGCACCGCAGACCAGATGTAATTTCCATCCGGGGTCCGCCATCGTTGAGATCTATCAGTAATCCTGCCGGCATCACCACATCCCCAGTCTGATCATGCCGCCACCAGGCAGATTAACGGTTACACCGTTGCCATCGATGACCACAGTGTTATTCGCGCCGTTAAAACTGAAATTGCCCGACGTGGCGTAAAGATTGCCCCGCACCGTCACATTATTGAGCGTTGCAAATCCCGATTTATTGATATGCCAGCCCACATTACCGGTACCGTCCCAGTCTGCAGACTGGATATAGTTACCGATTTTGGTGTTGCTGATGGTGCCGTCACCAATAACTGTATCCCTGATAATCGTCTGTCCGTTCTGAATAACAAACGGCAGCGTAACGGCAGCGCCAGCCTGACTCATCACCGCAAATCGATCGGCAAGGAAAATAACCTGCCCCTGCATCCCGGAAGGTGTGTTCTGAACGCCCAGCCCCATGCCCGCCGCGTACTGCACGCCGTTCGAATCAACCGCCACCTTAATGCTGTACATCGCATTCAGATTACCTGCCATATCTGCTGTTGCCTGGGCATTGGTAGTTATGGCTGCTGACTGTCCGTTTACCGTGACCGTCAGTGAGTTGATTTTCGTGGCCGAAGCCTGCGTGAAGTTAGCCAGCGTCTCGGTCAGATCGGTCGCGTTTGAAACGTTACCGCCTGCGGACGCATCCAGCGTCACAAGTGCGCGGGCGACAGACTGACTGGCATCCGCAATGGTGGTATCGATACGGTCAATGCTGGCGCTGTTCCCTGCGTTCGTTGCTGTCTGCCGCCGTCGGCTGGTCACTTGAGCCAGGCTGTTCTGGATTACCGCGATAGCTGAGTTTTTAACGCCGGCTGTCATGCCGTCGAGCGTGGCCGCAGTTTCGTCAATCCTCACCGCTGCCGCCGCCAGACCGTCTGCATTCTGCTGTATCGCCAGAGCGGCCTGCTCAAGGTCATCGGCATTCTGCTGCACATCAGCGACAATCCCGGCAATTTTTGCGCTGCTGTCGACAGCACTTTCAACGATGTCGTGGAAAAGCGCCGTTTCTTTCATGTCCTCAAGGATGGCTTCAGTGATGTCAGAAACATCAATGCTGGCCTGGCCGCGCACCCAATCCGTATAACCCGATTCGTTGCCTGTTTTGTCGACCAGCTGCGCGCGGTACCAGAAAATCTGTCCCGCTTTCAGGCCCATCTGCTGGTAATTACTGGCCGGGTACGGCACATCTGCCAGCAGCAGCGCATCGTCTTCAGTCCCCGTCAGGCTGTACTGAATTTCCGTTTTCAGTGTATCGCCGGTATTTGCAGGGAATCCCCAGGTCAGTTCAATGCCAAAGACCACATCATCAGAGGCCGCAAACCCAACCGGCTTCGGTGGATTGCCCACTTTACCCGTCAGCGCCTTTTCCTGAGAGTATCCCCACCCGGACGAAATTTCAGCGGCATTGATTGCGCGCACGCGCACCAGGTAGCGCCCGGCATAAATCCCCGGGACGTCGAATGACGTCGTGGAGCTGCGCGGCACGTTAACCCAGTTGCCGTCGTTGCGACGCCACTGCGCTTCATAGGCGATGGCATTCTGCGCCTGGTCCCAGCTCACGCGCATGGTTTCGACGCTGATACCCTGCTGCACCACTGAGAACGAGCTGATCACGATGTTGGCTGGCGTCGGCTGGTTGCCCGGCGGGATCACACTGACCGGGCGCTGGTCGATGATTGCACCGGTATCGATGCGAGCATATTTATCCGGATCGTGAAACGCGCCGGAAATAGTGAATGTCCCGTCATTGTTGTCGCTGACGCTGACCACGCGGTACTGCTGGGCGAACAGCTCGTCAGATTCGACAACCCAGACGCTTTCCGCCTGCGGCGTTTCGCTGTAGGCGATGCTGACAGTGACCGCCTGACCGTTAACAGCCTGAATTGTCCGGGCCTGCGCCGCGCCGGAAGGCAGGTTGAGAATAAGACGATCGCCCGGCTGCGCATCCGGCGCGCGGTCAAGGGTAATCACCCTCCCGCTAACCGAACTGATGCGCCCGCCGGTGACTTTGCCGGAGAGCATTTCATCAGCGACTGCGATGATGTAACCCGGCTGCGGGATGTTACCGTCCATGCCTACGGAAAAGGTGACGATGCGGTCCTTGTTGTTGGTCAGGATCCCCCAGCGCCCCTTGCGGTTTGCCTCGCTCTGCCTGGTGCAGCCAATCGCGGTCATCTCGAGCTGATTAAACCCGTATCGCGCGACCAGCGGCTGTTCAAACACGGGCTCCATGGCGTCAGCGTAGGCGTTTTCCGGGTCGGAATACGAGACCAGCGCCGTGGTGTAACGCGTTTTGGTGGTGCTGCTAGAGTAAACGAATTCACCGTTTACGACGTTGGCACGGGTGTAGCTGTAATCGATATCGCGCGGCATGTCCGCCAGCGCCACGATCTGGTTACCGCCCCAGTACGTCATGCCCCTGAAGATCGCGGCGAAATCGCGCAGCACCGTATAGGCTTCGTTGCGGTCCTGCACATAAACGTTGCAGGTGTAGCGAGGCTCAACGCCGTTCCCGCCCTTCCCGTCCGGTACCATCTGGTCACAGTACTGCGCCACCTGGTACAGCGTCCATTTATCGATATTCGCCGCCGTCAGACGATGACCAAGGCCAAAACGATCGGCGACCACGATATCGTAAAAAATCCATGCAGGGTTATCTGTCCACGCCCATTTAAACCCGCCCGTCCATGTGCCGGTATAAGTGCGCGTCACCGGGTCGTATGTGTCAGGCACGCGAACCACCCGCCCGGAAGGCTCACAGGAAATCTGCGGGATGCTGCCGTTAAACTGGCTGGAGTCAAACTCGATGTACAGCAGCGCGGTGTTTGGATAACGAAGCTTTGCGTCGATCACTTCCGTGTAACTCTGCAGCGTCATGGTGTCGCCGATTTTGGCGCTGTTGGCATCCGGCGTTAATTTGCGCAGACGCAATGTCCAGGTGGTACCGGCGCGCGGCAGGTCGATACGATGGCTTCGCTCATAACCTGAAGTGGTTTTACCAGTTACCGCCGTGTTGATCACAGTCTGCCATGTGCCGCCGTCAGTCTGCAGGTCAACCGCATACGCAACTGAGTTACCCACCAGATCCCCGTCATCTTCCTGGCGGTACAGCGACGGCCATTTGATGCGCAGGCGAACGGCGGAAAGCTGGGTGTTGGTAAACGTGCGTGTCCAGGCAGTGGCGCTGGAAACTTCCAGACCTACACTGATTTCGTTTTCAGATCCCGGCATCCCCTGAATATACGGCTGCGCCTGGTTGCCGGGCCGAAACTCCCACGCGACGCCGGAGAAGTTCTGGGAGCCGTCAGCATTTTCAAGGGGGGTACCATCCAGAAAAATATTCCTGCCTGTCAGCCCACCAGCAAACTCACCCTCGCCCAGGGCAATCAGGATTTTCGCCTTTGCCACCGACTGCAGATCGTCCGGCTGTTCCGTGGGAGTGCGCTGTTTAGACTCGCCGCCTTTGCGCCCTTTAATATGTTTTGCCATTTTTCGCCCATAAAAAAACCGCCAGACGGCGGTGACTGTAAGGGGATAATCCGAGGATGTTATTGCTGGTCTTCCACATAAATACCTGCGGAAATAATCGCGCCACCAATACGGCGCTTTCCGTAAAGGACAGGAACCGGGTAACCCTGCGCGGCTGTATTCGTTACGCCACCAAACGCATAGGAGGCACGGTTATCGGCGTCCTGTTTGCTTTCGAGTCCGGCGGGTTGAGGGGATAACATCTGAATAACTCCGCCTGCCATCAAACCAATACCAGCACTAACCATTGCTCCACCAACTGGAGAAGCCCAGCCGTAGGAAAGCCCAGTTACAATGACACCAACGACGACTAAAACGGCACCAAGAATTGTCTGTAGAACGCCTGCTTTCTTACTGCCAATTATTACAGGGACGATACGAATCACTTCTTTTGTTACTGGAAAACCAAGATCATCTACACCAATATTTTTTTTGCCAAGGAACACCGCATAGGTTAAGCCGCGACGCTGACTGGTGATCATAAATTGCTCAAAACCCTTGATCGTTGCGGCCAGAGCACGTGGAGCCTCATGAATAATGCTAATAAGTCGATGATGCGTGAATCGCCACGGATAATCTAGACACTTCCGAGCCGTTGATAATACTGGTTTTCATATTCTGTCGGTGACATCTGATTGCTCGACCCATGCCGACGCTTACTGTTATAAAACATTTCGATGTAATCAAAAATATCGCTGCGGGCTTCTTCCCGCGTTCCGTAGATCTTTTTCTTTATCCGCTCTCGTTTCAGTAACTGGAAAAAGCTTTCTGCAACCGCGTTATCGTGACAGTTGCCGCGACGGCTCATACTCCCTTCCAGGCTGTGTGATTTCAGGAATGACTGCCACTCATGGCTTGTGTACTGACTGCCCTGATCCGAATGAACCAGTACCTGTTTTTGGGGATTACGCCGCCATACAGCCATCAGCAGTGCGTTCAGGACAATGTCCTTTGTCATCCGGGATTGCATTGACCAGCCGATAATTTTGCGTGAGAACAGATCAACAACCACGGCCAGATACAGCCAGCCTTCGTGGGTCCTGATATAGGTTATGTCCGTTACCCAACGCTCATCCGGAGCATCCGGATTGAACTGTCGCTGGAGCCTGTTAGGTGTCACGATACTGGCTTCTCCCTTGCGTGCCCGTGGGCTACGGTACCCAACCTGAGCCCTTATCCCGGCACGCTTCATCAGTCGCCAGACACGGTTAACTCCGCACTGTTGTCCGGTATCCCGCAAGTCGAGGTGGATCTTGCGATAACCATAAACGCAACCGGACTCCAGCCAGAACTGTTTGATCTGTCCCGTCAGTCTCAGATCTACCTGGTGGCGCTTAGAATGCGGCTGCTGAAGCCAGGCATAAAAGCCACTGGGATGAACATCCAGCACCCGACAGAGCAGACGAACAGGCCAGCAACTGCTGTTGTCACGGATAAAGGCGTACCTCAGTCGGACAGCTTTGCGAAGTACGCCGCGGCTTTTTTTAATATGTCCCGTTCGTCGGTAACCCGCTTCAGCTCCTTCTGGAGCCGGCGGATTTCGGCCTGAGCATCTGACTGTTCTTTATGAGTGGATGAGTCCGGACCGTACTTCTTTATCCAGGCGTAAAGGCTGTGGGTGGTGATATCGAGGCGTGTTGCAACGCTGGCAACAGAATAACCGCGATCAACAATCTGTTTGACTGCTTCAATTTTAAACTCTTCGGGATAACGCTTACCGCTCATGGGCACCTCTCTTTAAGCCATTTTAAATGACTCGGAGGTGTCTGTTAAACCCGTGGCGATTCAGCGTTTTTCCAAAAGTCTTACCTAAAATACCGCTCAATTCTATTTCAGCCATTACTTCTTGCATGATTACTCCCAAAATAAAAAACCCACCATTGGTGGGTTGAGTGGCTAATACTTAACTCATTCTAACGGCAATGGCTTTACATCTACATTCCCGCTTGGATCTGCAAAAAGCCGTACTGCTTTGGTTTCACCGGTTTTGAGCTGCACATAACTCCCGGCGGGTATTGCATCAGAAATGCAAAGTTTACCCTCACCTTTTATTGCAACAATCCATTCTCCTGCTTTTAATTTAAAAGTAGCTTTCTCTCCAGGATTAAGGATGGCCGACTTTTCATTATTGAGATACACGCCTGTATAACAACCGCTACCTAAATATCCCTTATCGCGAACAACAATAAGTGTTGAATCAGTGTCTGGTGTTTTGTTTTGATATTTCAATAATCTTTCATGTGGAGCTTGCTTCGCTTGGCTGGGAAGAACGGCTTCAGTTGCACACCCAACTAATCCAAACAATGCCGCTGCAAACAGAATTTTTTTCATATCCTTATCCCCTTTTGGTTTGGAGAAAGGTTAGCACAGAGACTTATGACGTAAAATCTTCATGGTTCGCTCAATCCAGTAACCGCCGTACGGCACCCGCTGGCTGAGGTGTCCAAAAAGGTGATGCAGCAGCATGTTGCCTTCCAGCAGAATCCCGGCGTGGTTCCACTTATTCGACTGGACCTGCATGATCACCACGTCACCTGGCTGTGGCGCGCCGGTGAATTCCCGGAAACCGCACTCGTACCATTTATCCTGGTAAAAATTATCCGGGTACTGGTCCTCCCACCACGGGTAATCGACGCGGTAATCCGCCAGCTCGATACCATATGTCTGGCGATAATAGCTCATCACCAGCCCCCAGCAGTCGTAAACGCCGAGAACAAACGGGCGTTCAAGCAGCGGAATTTCACCGCGCGGCATGATGGTGCGTAGATCGCCTTCCGGCCAGCTGACGATATGCCACGGCAGCGCCGTCACATCACACTGCGCTTTGTCCAGTTCGCTCGGCTGCGTGGTGGCGTCGGGATGGCTGTGCACAATGGCGGTGACTGTTCCCCAGTCTTCCGCCGCGGCGTAATCCTCCGGCGAGAGGTGAAAGTGTTCTGTCGGCTCGGTGGCGAGATTACGACAGGGGAAATATTTTTCCACCCTGCTTTTCTGCGCCACCACCCCGCAGCACTCCCGCGGGTATTCTGATTCAGCGTGTGCCATGATGGCCGCGATAGTCTTTTTGCGCATGTCAGCTCCGGATCAGGGAGGTGCCCGGGAATCCGCCGAACGACAGTTCGTTACCGTCACCAAACCGCAGTTTGCATGCGGTCAGAGTGCCGTTGCATTCATCGCGGGACGGGTCGTCCACCGGGTTGTTGTTTTTATCGAAATAGCGCGTTCCGGCGTAATCACACCCATCGCCGGTGCGGTACTTATTGCGGATGCACCAGGTACAGAGAGAGTGAAGCTGGCGCGTCGGGATCATCAGTCCCTGCAAATCCATCGGGCTGGATAACGCGAACTCCACCACCTCACTGGTTTCTGAAGTTTTCGCGTCGATATACCAGACCTGAATTTTTTCCTGTGTGGCGTCTGCCGTCGGGTTTCCGCCGGGAAAGTTTCGCGCATCAAGGTACTGCGCCAGCGTGTCGTGAATCGTCACTTTAGCCTGCAGCAGGTCGTCATAAGCCAGGCACAGCGCAGTGATCGAGCCGTCCAGGTTAGCGACCGATAATTTCGGCTGCGCGCTGCTGCCGCTGGTAGACGCTTCGATCCCTTCAATCTGGCACGGCCAGGCTTTATATTCCTGCCCCTGCCACCAGATACTTTTGGCCGGTAGTTTTGATTCATCGCCGCCAGCGGCCACGAGTTCCGCTTCTGTATACGGAACATTGTGGTTGTGGAAACGCAGCACCTCCCCGGTACCAAACGCCGTGCCGTCGACAGAAAAAAGCCGGACTGCATTGCCGGGCTCAAGTTTCTGGTAATCACTGTTTAAGCTCATGGTTTATAAGCCTGCTCAAAGGTTGCGGAAAGATTAAACAGCCCGGCACCAAGCGGCGTGGGTGTGTAAGTATCACAGCGGTAAAGCCCCAGCGGCTCAAGCGGCGGACGCCACTGAAACGACTTCACGCCCTGATGCCGATCGAGAAAGCCTTTAATCGCCGCGATGTACGTTTCTGTCCCGGTAAACTGAAGATTCCACTTTTGCGATCGGGGATTAATCCCGTCACCTGATACCTGTTCGTATCCGTCACCAAACTTCGCAGTACGGCGGCGGAACGTTACCTCCTGCTCAGCGTTGATGCGCGGGCACCAGCTGAACGTTTCTATAGCCATCAGCGGCCTCCTTTGGCCAGATTCCAGACTGCACCGCCCGGCGAAATGTCCCGGCTAATCAGTTCGCGGTAGCGTCGATCGACATAACTACCCACCTCACGCCCGAACTGTTCATAGCCGCCAGTCGCCTGGCTTTGGGTATTGCCGTTGCCGTCAATATGGATATTGACCTGTGGCGCTCCGCCTCCCGGCGCCACTCTACTATTTCCTACAGCACGCACACCAAGCGAACCATCGGCGGCGCGGGTCAGCGGCATGATAGCCTCAGGCCCGGCCTCACCCATCAGTCCGGCACCTTTGGCGAACGCAAACAGCGTCGGAGAACTGACAACGGAATTACTGTACTGGCTGAGATCGGCGGAAGAGTAAACACCGCCTCTGGCGTTGAACTGAAGGGTGGAACCGTAAGACTGAAGCGCGGTACCAGAGCTGGCTGAGGACGCTGCGCCGCCAAACAATGAACCGACAGAGCTGACCGCGTTTGCGATCATCATGTTCACCATCACCTGTTCGATGATTTTCAGAACGCTGATACCCCAGTCTTTCCAGCTCGCTTTGTTGCCGTTGAGCATGTCGACGATGTTACTGCTGATTCCGGATAGCGCGCTCTGCATGGCGTCAGCCGCCAGCGTTGCATAGTTCGTGGAGTCATCCACCCAGTCGGCAAGCCCGTCCCGCGCACCGGTTACCCAGTCAGCCTGCAGCGCATCAATTTGTTTGTAGTAATCCTCCTGGATTTCCAGCCGTTGAGCCTGTGCATCATTTAAAGCCTGCGTTCCGCGATCATAGAACGTCTGGCTGATATCACCGGCCTGATACTGCTTTTGCAGCTCACGCTGCTGGTCAAGGTAGTCGCGCTCAATACCCAGCCGTTCCCTGAGCCGCTCACGCTGCCTGTTGCCGAGTCCGGCCCCCTGAATATCCACGCTCAAATCCGCGCGGGCATTATCGTTCTGCGCCTGCAGGCCAGCGACAAACGCTGCCACCTTCGCGTTTTCTTCATTGGCTTTTTTCAGCTGGTTCAGGCGGTCCACTTCCTGCGCCAGTTGCTGAAGCCGGACTTTTTGCGCGTCGTTAATCCCGGTGAGCTTTCCCTCCGCCAGATCGAACTGAAGTTTCTGCTGTTCGGTCACCTCCGCTGTTTTTTTGCCGGTGGTGTCGATAAGGGCAATCTGGCGCAGGTAACCCAGCTCCATGGATTTGAATGCGCTTTCCAGCTTTTTGGCGCTGGCATCGGGCGTCACCTTGCCGTTGGACTCGCCCGGCGCAAGGGAGTAGTCACCCGTTCCGGTAACGGGCAAAGTTGTTGAGGAAATCACGGGCGCTGCGCCGGCAATAGACTTCAGGCGCGCACGCTGCGCCAGCAGTTCGTTCAGCTCTTTCTGCTTCCCTTCCGTATCCATACCGATACGGTTAACACCCGCCAGGAAGCCCTTGTCGTTAAGGTCAGCCTCAAGATTTTTAATCCTGCGATCGATCTCATACAGTGATGCATTGGCGGAGAGCTTTTGCCCACCCTGGTAATTGTAAATAAGGTTGCCTAATTCATGGGCAGCCTTCCCCAGCCAGCCGACGAGAGAGGCTATACCGCCCACCATTTCCGCCAGACCCTGCATGATTTTCGGATCGGTAAAAACGGATCTGAGTTCCCCCAGGCCTTTCTGAAGCGGGGTAAGGTCAACCCTAGCCAGCCCTGCGGCAATTTCCAGCTTCAGTCCCTGCGCCTGGGTCTCCATGTCCTCAAACAGGGAGTTTACTTTGACCAGGTCATCAATGGACTGCGGATCCGGCGCGACGCCATATTCCCGCGACAGCTTAAGAAACTGCTGAAGCTTCTGGCTGTTGTTATCAAAAAGCGGTAGCAATTTTGACAGGTCATTGCCCAGGCTTTCGAGGATGGTGATCTTCTCAGCGTTGGTACCCACTTTTTCCAGCGCACCGGCTATCGCCAGTAACTGTTTATCAGGCGTTTCCGTTGAAAGCTTCTTCGCAGAAAGACCCAGGGCGTTCAGCGCATCAACGGCCTCACCTGACTGGTTAAGGACCGCATCACCAATCTTGTCGCCAATATCCTTGAAAATATCAGCCATCTGCTCGCCTGACACGCCCGCTTTCTGTGAGGCGAACTGCCAGGCCAGCAGGTCCTGGGTGGACATGCGCAGGGATTTTGCGAGCCGGTCAGTTTCGGCGATCTGCTTTGAGGTGGTTTTTAACAGGTTGATACCCGCCACGCCTGCAGATACTGCCGCCGCTGCGGCGATGGTCGCCATTGACCCCAGCGCGGCACCGGCAAGCCGGACATCCTGCTGCACCCGGCGGCGCCAGCTTTCAGACTGACGCTCCGCACGGTTAAGTCCTGCGGCAAAGCCACCGATATTGGCAATCAGGTCAATGGTCAGGGTTCCAAGCGATCTGGCTGCCATACCGTCTCCGTGAGTGTTTAAGACCAGGTCCGCATGGCCTCATCAAGCGTGACGGGGCCAGTGGTGGTCGGTGTTTTCGTAAAGTGCAGGGTGAAATCCGTGACGCTGAAAGGCGGCGTATCTTTGCCCCGGTTCACGTTGGCAATGGTGCTGGAGACCAGCCCGGCGGCCCATTCCGTGCGCAGCATCGGGTTAAGACTCCCGTAACGCTCACGGTATTTCACCCAGATCTGGAATTCCCGGAAACTCAGGACTTCCTGAGCCTGCGCGATGGTTTGCCCGCCGATACCGTTGAGGACGAGCTCGCACCAGAATTCATCGTCGGCGCTGAGTTCATCTTTCCCAGATCGTTAACCTCCTGGATAGCCACCAGCAGGGCAATGGTCAGCGCGCCATCCAGTGCGCCGCGCTCCGGGTCCGCCTCACCGGTAATATCCGCTGGCGTGAATACCGGCTTGCCGTTCTCATCGCAGACGGATGCGGCGATCCGCCCTGCCACACCATCCACGCGCCCGTTTGCCGCCATCACGTCCGTCATGGCCGAGTGGTAGCCCAGCGGGCGGATATAGACAGTGGCGCTGAATTCCTCCTCGCCCTGCCGCCAGGTGATTTCTTTTTCAACCGGGCGGCCGGTGAAGGCCCCGGCCTCTTTCAGTGAATCGAGTGTCAGTTTCATTAATCGCTCGCTTTAGGTACCCAGACCGACGCGCCGGAACGCTGGATGGTGGCGGAAGTGGTCACCACCGTGTTGGCGGAGAAGTCGAAGGGGAAGTCAGAGACATAGCCACGGAAAACAAACCAGGTGCGGCTGTCCGGCAGCGTCAGTCCATCCACTGCGCCCGCCGCCCCCTGCGCGGCTGCCGTCGGTGATGCAGTGCCGTCAGACCAACCCACGGCGAACGTCAGCTCTTCGTGGTCGTCTGAGTTTGCCAGGTTGTGCAGCATGATGTGGCTGGCGTTTTCCGGGTCAGCATTCAGGCCCACCGTGGCCTGGCCTGGCGTGCGCAGGCCGACCTTATAGGTACGGCTGTTCCGCTCAGAAAGACAGGTGTCTTCAATCTGGTCCGCCGGGTTGCCGCCCGGTGAAAAACTGGTGATACATTCGATTTCACTTACCGCGCCCTGGGCGAGCACAAAAAACTGAGTGCCTTGCGTCAGTACAGACATGGGTTTCTCCGTGCATAAAAAAACCGGCACAGGGCCGGTGTTGTGGGTTATCGCTTCACTATCCAGTCGACATCGAAGGAGTAGCGGTAGCGCCTGGTTTCGGGGTCTCTTTCCTGTCCGCCCCAGCGCGTGATATGCGCGTGCGGCTCAATGGCATCCCGCAGCGCAGTGGCCACGGCAATCACTTCATCCGGTGTATCTGCCCAGGCATCAACCTGTAGCGCCCAGGTATCCACATCCGGGCGCTGGCCGAGATAGTTCTCCGGCGCGCCGCTCACGTTCTGCCAGACGACATAGGGGTAAATGACGTTATCGTCCTGCTGCCCGAACGGGTAAAGCCGCACCGGCGAATCGCCAATGAGCGCCCTTACCGCCGGACTGGATGCACAGACGGAAAACAGAGGTGCAATCACGATCCGCCTCCGTTTCGCCGCGCACGCCGCAGCGCCCGGTCGATGCTTTTTTCATATTCGGTGGTGAACGTGGCGATCACCTCCTGCATGCGTGATGTTGCCGCCGCACGTACCAGGGGCTTTGGCGACATTTTTTCGGTACCAAACTCCAGCAGACGCCAGTGCGGCGTGGGTGCATCCGAAGCGAGGCTGGGATTCTTTTTAAGCTTCGCGCCCTGCAGGATGCCTATTCTGAAGCCGGGGTTTCCGGTCTGTTTAAACAGTCTGCCGTTCCAGCGCAGCGCCGCGTTATCCGCAATGCTTCGGGCCGTATGCGGGTCGTCAAGGCGCAGCGCATTGGCCTTAATCTGGTTCACAATAACGTTACCGGCCTTGCGCAGCGCGGCGCGTCCACCCTTTCGCTTCAGGTCGTAATTTACCTCGTTAAGTTTCTGCTTCAGCGACTCAATGCCAGTGATCTGAACTTCAATACCGTCAGCCATCGTTTACCCCCCGCGAGCATGGCAGGGTCAGATACTCCCGGCCACTTTTGTCATCTTCCAGCACGCCGGTGATATCGTAGATCCGCCCGCGATGTACGATACGGTGTTTATCCGTGACATCATCGCGCCAGCGAATGGTGATGCGCGTGGTGACTTCATTCTGCCCGGCCTGCGCCGCCACAAAGTCGCGCGCAGAAAGGTCGGTGACATTCGCCCACAACTCAGCCACGTCTGCCCAGCCGTTGACGATCGCGCCGGTGGTCGGGCTCTGTGTTTTAACTGGCTTCTGCAGAATCACCCGCTTATTCAGTTTTCCTGCCTGCATGGTTACCCCCTGGGCTTTCCACTCAGATAGGTCTGCGGCATTAACCCGTCGTCGCCCTCATCATCAACCATCGACTGGTAAATCACGGCGACCAGAGCTTCATTTGATTCCGCCAGGCGGTTTATTGCGGCGGTCTGTTCCATCTGCGCTTTCGCCTGTGCCTCCAGCGCTTTCAGCAGTTCGTTTACCTGTTGCTCGTTCATAGGCAATAGCCATCCATTTTTTCAGCCACTCGCGGCGAGCGGCACAACCTCGACAGGACATGCATCCTCCTACACACCATAAATGCGGTACGGCTGGAGCAATGACTCAACCGCAAGATCAACAGTGGATGAGGTGCCGTTAGTGATTACCGCTTCCCGGTTTGCGTACCAGTGCGCGATAAGCATCAGCATGGCAATTTCGATATCTTCGCTATAGAGCAGTGCATCAGGATCGTGCGGATACAGTGGGTCATCTGCACTTTCATAAAGACGGCGGCGGGTACACTTCTGTACATGCCGAGCCGCGCCTTTAATGCTGGTTTCAATCCAGGCATCTTCTGCAGTGCTGTCAGCGTCGATTCGACAGTGAGTTTTCACCTGTTCTTTGGTCAGCATGTAAGCCCCTTATTTAGACCTGCCTTTTCCCTTTGGCTTGTCTTCCGGCTGCTCAGATTTCTGCCCAACATCCGCGGTTGCAACAGTAATCGCATAACCTTTCTGCACCAGTTCCCGGCCATGCTGTTCGAGAGTTTCAAACACATCCCCTTCCACCAGCACCTTTCCTTCCACATAAATGGGGCGGATAACGGTCAGTTTCATAATGCTCTCCCGACAAAAAAGCGGCCCGGAGGCCGCCGTTATGTGTTACGCGCCACCAGCAGGCGCAGTGAAAGTACCGTAGATGAACGCTTCAGGGCGTTTCACCGCCAGCGCCAGTCGCTCCTCGCAGCGGATCGAGATCATGTTCTTCTCGAAGTCGTCGGCGTTCTCGGTGGAGATCACCACGTTGGCATCTTCACGGTCGAAGAGCTGCGCCGCCGCGTTGAATGCACCGGTCAGGAACTTGCCCTGGAATGCCGGCGCTTCGGTCGCCACCACCGGCAGCCCCCACAGGGTGGGCCCGGTCAGCGCCGCCGGGTTCGCCAGGATATAGCGGCCCAGCGTGTCCTTGGTGAGCTCAATCTTCGCCCAGTCGATAAAGTGCAGAACGTGACCGGACGCCGGGAAGCGCGCCAGTTGCGCCTGAAGCATGGCGAGACGCAGATCATCGATGCCGTTCTGCTGCTCGACTTCAAACGCGGCAGCAAAGGCCGTTGCCTGGGGAACAATGCCGTGCAGATGAACGCCGGTACCGTCACCAAACAAAATTTCCTGCTCTTCCACGTACTTCAGTCCGTAGCGCATTTCCGCATCAACCGTCGACTGCAGCTGGGCAAAGTCATCCAGGATCTGCTTGGACGCCTTGAACATGTGCGCGATGGTGGTGACCGGGGTGATTTTGGTTGCAAACTGAATATCGCTGTACGGCTTGGCGGTACCTTCTGCAACAACTTTTGCCGCGTTGGTGAAACCGGTCTGCTGCACCCAGAAAATCGCCGGCGCGCCGGTACGACCAGGGGCAATCAGATCACGGATAAACAGTCGCTGTTTAGGCGCGGCATCGATTCCCGGCAAACGCTGTGGTTCAACAACACCATCAGCAACGCCCGTTGAAAGCAGGGCAGCGTTAACCGGAATGCTGAGACGCTTGCCACCTTCCACACTGGCCGCGAATGTTTTCAGCGCTTCGGAATTGATCACCACCTGGCCCACCGTTTCGACCACTTTTGCCGCATTTGCCAGTGGCATCTGCGCTACGTGCTGCTCCAGTTCGCCCAGTGCAGCTTTGAGGGTCTTTTCCGCGTCTTTCAGCGCGTTAAACTCCACCGCCATTTTGTCCACGGTTTCTTTGGTTTCCGCTGACAGCTTGCCGTTCTTCTTTGCCTCGGTCAGCGCTTCTTCCGCCTTGGCGTTAAATTTGCCGGTCGCCTCTTCAATGGAGGCGGTTACTTTTTTCAGAATATCGTTTACGTCAGACATACATTCTCCGTTAAAGGCATGCGTTTGCCAGGCCGCTTAACGCGACATCCAGCTCAGCTAAAATTTCAGGGTTGGGTTCGGTAGCGCTCGGCATACCATCGGGATCGGAAACAGCGCCCGGCGTGTTACCTGTTAATGCTTTTATTAATTTCCGGCGCTCTGACCGGGGTGTGTTGGCTTTTGCCAGCAGCGCATCGAGTTTGCGTAGCGCTGCTGACGGGGAATCATCACCACCGGAAACTTCATCAGCAGACATCAGACTGTCAGCCAGCCCTTTTTCTACTGCGTCACTTCCGCCGATATAACTTTCTGCGTCCATCAGCTTGTGTATCGCTGCCATATCCAGTCCGGAGCGGGACGCGTAGATATCCGCCATGGCTCTATCAAATGGCTCAAGACTTTCCACCAGTTGGGCGAAGTCGTGCCTGTTACCCATCGCGACAACCCAGCAGTTATGGATCATCAGGAACGCGCCGCGCCCAATCTGAATCTCATCACCGGCCATCGCGATAATGCTCGCGGCACTGGCCGCGATACCCAGCACCTTCACGGTGACTTTGCCCTGATACTCGCGTAGCAGGTTGTAAATCGCCAGGCCCTCGAACATATCGCCGCCCGGTGAGTTGATATTCACCGTGACGTCTTCACCGTTCATTGAGCGCAGCACCCCGGCGATACGCTTGGCAGTAACGCCTTCGTCCCAGTAGTCCCGGCCAATCACATCAAAAATGGAGATCGAGTTATCGTCATCGGCTGCGGCCCGGATGCCGCCGTTCCACCGTTCAAGCGCGGACGGCAGCACCTCGCAACTGGCACCCGCGCACGGGCGACCCGCCGGAGCAACCGGAAGCTGTCTTTTTGTCATCGGGTTTTGTCCTATGCCGCCTGTTTCAGCGGGGATTGTTCGAAAGGAATGTCAGGGAAAACGTGGTTATGAACCTGCCGGAGTACAAAAGCCTGTGCCGCCTGGCTGTTCTGCTTCAGATCCTCCAGCGGGGTCAGGTTGAGCTGTACCGTGTAAATGTCGCCGCCCTCAATCGGTGGCATATTTTCCAGACGGCGCACGTCGTTGCGCGACATCCAGCCGTTCTGCAGCGCACTGGTGTAGTACGCCGCCCGGCCCGCGCTGTCGGCGCGCAGCAGCCCTTCAACAGAGAACTCAGCAAACAAATCTTCATCGCCACCCAGCAGACAGCGCGCAATTTCCTGCTCGATGTTTACCAGCAGCGGGCGCAGTGTGTGAGTAAGAAACTGGAGGTTCATCCCCTCCAGACTCGATGCCCAGCTGCTCTGCTTTGAAGTGTGCCCGACCATAAAGGGTGGTACACGGAACCAGCGGCAGATTTCTTCAATGCTGAAGGCGCGGGATTCCAGCATCTGGGCGTCTTCCGGGTTCATGGTCACGCCCTGATATTTCAGGCCGCCTTCCAGCACCATAATCTTCCCGGCGTTTTTTGAGCCGGTGAATGCCTGCATGTACCCGCGCAGCCTTTCACGCTGGTCGTCATTAAGCGACTGCTCTGCGGAGAGAAAACCGGAACTCTGCAGACCCTGTTCAAAAATCTTGGCCGCCGATTCTTCCACCGCCATTGCAGAGCCAATCACGTCGCGCCCGGAACTCAGCGGCATCATGCCGCAGACACCATCAAGACCAAATCCGCGAATATGCATCAGGTTCCTTTCAGGGATAACCCGTGGCTTGCCGTTTTCGGTATAGGTGTACTCCAGCCGTCCGCTGTCGAGACGCTTCACCACCATGTTCTGCGGCAACAGCGGAACCAGCGACACCAGTTTGCTTCCGATGAAATGCTTTTCCACAAAGGCATTCCCACGCAGGCAAATGCTTGCCACCAGCATCAGCATAAAACGCGAGGGGGTCATTTCGGCGTTGGGCCGACGGCAAAGCAACTGGTAAACCGGGTTGCCCCGCGCCAGTTTGCGCGAGCCATCCGACTGCCGCTCATAAATCTTCATGGGCAGTGTGGAAACCGACTCGCTCAGCAGTCGCACACAGGCCCAGACTGCCGAAAGCTGGATAGCCTTGTCCACTGTCACCACTTTTCCGCTGTTGCTGGTACCAAACCACTCCTGCCAGAACGTCCCGGTAGTCAGGCTGATGGGTACGCCCAGCCAGTTGAGCAGGGCGCTTTTTACCCTGCCCGGCTGATTATTTTTTTTCATCAGAAACCTACCATGATGGGATTGTCGAAGAAGCCACTCAGGTCCTGCTGGTCGTTGCCACCATTAACGAGTAAACGACTCATAGCCGTGAACAGCGCCGCCGGGCCGTCGATCTTGGCCTCCGGTGTCGATTTGTTGGGGAAGATGTTGTCATTGCGATCCGGCCGCACCGTCACGTTCGACATCATCCAGTTCATCACCGGGTGGTTGCTGTGATGGAGGCGTCCACCATAAACCAGCGCCTCGACCTCCTTCATGGCCTCAGAGAAGTTTCGGACCGTCTGGGGCACTTCCACCAGCGGCAACCCCTCTTCAGCAAGCGCCAGGCTGAACTGCGTGGCGCTCCAGGGATCGAAGCCGATTTCTTTCAGGCTTTCCCCGGCCACCCACGCCTGCAGCTCCTCTTTTATCTGCGCGTGGTCAATCACGTCACCATCGGTCAGGATGAGCCTGCCAAGCTCCGCCCATTTACGGTAAAGCTCGGCCATCTGCCGGGAACACTTCTCAAGCCGCCCTTCCGGCAGCCAGAACTTAAAGTCGGCATGAACGTGACCATCGGGAGATCGCCAGGCTTTTACCGCGGCGCAGATATCGATCTTGTTCGCCAGGTCTACGCCCACCCACAGCGGATAGGTTTTAAGCTCATGCGATGGCGCAATGAGTTCGCATTTTTCCCATTTCATCATGTCCATCCAGGCGGATTCCGCCGTTACCCAGATATTCATATGCTTGGTGAAAAAGTTAACCCGCGCAGATACCTGCTCTCTGGCCTTCTTCGCCAGGCGGCGCAAATCGTCCCAGCGCTTACAGATACCCAGGCCAGGATTGGCCTTCTGCCAGACTGTTTCGTCGAACGGGTCGTCGCCTTCGTCCAGGGTGTAGATGATGGCGAAAAAGGTATCGTCTTTAACCGCGCCGTCCACATCGCTGTTAAAACCGCGCAGTACCTTGGTGGCGTAATCACGCAGTTCGTAACAGATACCTTCTTTGTTGAAGCCGGATGTGGTGATGCCGAACAACAGCGACTGAAGACGCGCGCCGGTCGCAGTTTCCAGAACATCCCAGACGTCACGGGTTTTGTGAGCATGCAGTTCGTCAACAATGCCGCAGTGGATGTTGAGCCCGTCCAGGTTGTTCGCATCGCTGGAGAGTGGCTCAAATTTCGAAGCGCTTTGCTCCTGGAAGATCGCCAGCTTGTTGAACTCAAACAGGCGTCCGAGCGTCGCTTTCGCCTTCTTCACCATGTTTTTGGCGTCTTCGAAAACGATACGTGCCTGATCGCGGGTGGTGGCTGCGGAGTAAACCTCGGCGCCACCCTCCCCGTCCGCTCCCGTCATGTACAGACCGATACCCGAGGAAAGCGTGGATTTCGCGTTCTTGCGTGCCACCTCGTTATACGCGGTACGAAACCGCCTTACCATCACCGGGCGGCCGCTGCCATCGTTGCGCAGCACCACTTCACCCGTTTCCTCATTCAACAGCGGTACTACAAACCCGAAAATGTTGATCAGGATAAACACGTGCCAGTCCATCAGGTCGATGGGCTGCCCGGCCAGCGCACCTTTGACATGCGGGATGAATTTATAAAAATTCAGAATGTGTTGTGCGCGGGGCTCACTAAAATAGATACCGCGCGCTTCGCCATATTTCAGATCGTCCAGAAAACGCTGGCAGGCCAGCCGGACAAACTCACACGCAATAATTTCCCCCGCCACGACGCGCTCGGCGTAGCGGATACCGTCGGCAACCTTAGCCATTAATCCCTCGCTTTCATAAACTCAGCCAGCGGATCAACCGCATCGGGCTTGTTGGTACTGACCTTTGATCGGCTGGCGGGCGTCATGCCGAATTCGGCCAGCATGGCGCGTAGTCGTTTCCAGGCGTCCGCCTTCATGATTGCCGCTGGATGCGCCTTGATCAGTACATCTCCGGTCTGAGTTTCAGTCCGGTACGTATATCCCTCGACCTCCAGCGTGTCGCAGTGGTGCCGGTATTCAGTGTAAGCCTCAACCAGTAACTCGAGCGCGCGGGCGTCCAGCTGAGAAACGACGCCGACGGCATCGAGCTCTTCAGCCATTCGCTTAAACCAATACTTTGCCTGCTTGTCGAAATGCTTCGGCGTCGGGGGTACCCCTGCGGGGGGTTGTGGTTCGTCTTTATTGATCGGGCGTTTTGATGGGTTACCCCTCACCAGACGCAGATGGGTCGGGGTTTTCGGTGGTCCTGGCATAATCGAAAACTCCTGTTAATTACTGGTTGGGGGACCCCATAAAAAAGTTTTCTAACCTGCGGCGATATAACAAAGGGTTAGGCGGCGGTCCTTAAGGGCAAGCCCCCTGAACTTTTTACCCGCCCTCCCCACAGATGAGAACTGATATCATTTGATGCGTTCGCGGGCTGTTTTTGCCTTGTGGCAGACATTACAGAGGCTTTCAAGATTGGATAAATCATCGGTACCCCCATTCGCTTTAGCTCTGATGTGGTCGACCGTTGCTGCCGGGGTGTATCGTCCATTCCTCAGGCATTCCTGACAGAGATGTTTATCCCTGCTTAATACGAGAGGACGCAATTTGTCCCACTTGCTACCATAGCCGCGTTGATGGCGACTTTGCCCACGCTGGTGCTGCTGCCAGCCTTCATTGCGATGCGCCTCGCAGTAACCGGAGCGGTCCGTTGTTTTGCCGGGACATCCACGTTTACGGCAGGCGCGAGGGATAGCGACTGGCATTAGCTCTTACCAAACAGCAATCCGCCCGGCTTCAGCGCGTTGCTGATAGTGTCTTTTACCATCCGATCAATACACATCTGAAGGCTAAGCGCAGCGGATGCATGCTCAGCTGATTGAGCATTCACCCGACCCACCAGATCCTGGAACAAATCGCTGTTGCGAACCGCATCGAGTACAGCTTCGATCATGTCTTCAGACAGACGGCATTTGGTGGTGCTGGCGTCAGCAGCATTCTTCGCCGAGTTCATACTTGCTCGCGGGAAACCGCCAAAAGGCAGAGAATTGCCCTGAAACTTGTCAGCACAAATCTTTAGCGATACAGGGTCATGCTCATCTGCAGCATTCAGTACCCCTGATTTATTCAGGTGCCAGCTTGTACGCAGTAATTCCTCGAGCTCAAGAGGCAGCGTTTCGTTTGATAGCGGTATACCCTTTTCATCCACCAGCATAGCGATGATCCGGTAACCATCTGGAACCATGATTTTTTCACTTACAACCCATGGTGTTAATGAAAAACCCTGGATCTTTAACCCACGTAATAAAATAGGTTCATCAAAGTAATGACTGCCTTGCGCGGTCCAGTTCTGGTCAACAGCAGCAATGTGCACCTTATGCTCTCCGCCGTATTTGCGCGTATTACCGGCGAGATCACTAATCGTCTCGCCTACTGGCGGCAATGTGACAAGAGCCTTCATCAACTGGTAAGTGTTTTTCATAACTGTTTCCTTTTAGATGTGAGCCTGTCGTACAGGACAGCCGCCCGAGAGAAACGGTTTCCCCAGGCTCACGACTGAAAGACTCTCTTTGGTGCGCGTACGAGGCGCTTATAAAACCTGTTTTTTTATCAGGATTTATCATCCGTGATTTCGGGTGTACCGTTTGCTTTGCGGCGGTCCAGAATTACAACTTTCCGAGGAAACAAGTTGTTATCCTTTCCAGAAAATATCTGAAGAGTTCCATCAAGCCGATAACCGGCGCATTGACCGTTAGAATATTGAAGAGAAAAACCATCATCCTTCATAAAAACAAACAGGGTGTTTGCTTCGTTCTGCATATATCCTCCAGGAGGCTTTATGAACGCAAGAATTTTTATGGACTATTGTTCGTCGATTGATATACCTGATTTGCTAGTAAAAGCTTCATTGAGTGATGACGATACCGGGACAGCCTTGCGTCTACACCTTCTGTGTGAGCGAATGGTTGAAGCATGGATATGTGCCTGTTGTGACAACGCAGAGCTATTTGGTGGCGACAAAAACAAAGTACTCATCGAGTGCAACGCTAAAATTGCGATGGCAGGTAACCTAGGCATACCTTCAGAGATTGTTAAATCATTGAAAACCTTTAACGCATTGAGAAATGATCTCGCTCACAACCCTGCAATTCAAGAAATTCAAGATTCTCGAATTCAGAGCCTAAAAGACACGTTGCAAGGATATTTCAAGCAACACCCAATTGAACCCAGCCTGGAAAAATCCAAAGTGGGTATTTTTGATGCAGAAGGCAAATTAACTGAAGAGGTTACTCTCGAAAGCGACAGTTCAAAAAACAGACTTAAGCTGGTTTTGTTGTTCAGTAAATTGATGCAAGAGTTATTGCGATGTGTTGCTGCAAGTCATAAAGGACGATGGGGTAATCAATTCAGTCAGTTCGAATACAGTGTAACAATTAATAAGAAATGACTTTTAGCCCGCCTTGTGCGGGCTTTGAGTTTTATTGGGCACTCAGTGAATGCCTGTTGTAATGCCCATGGTGATGGCAATAAAAAACCGCCCGGAGGCGGTTAGCTTTGTTATGGCTGTTTATCACCAGATTCAGGTGCTGAGCCAGTATCGTCTTTCTGGTCTCTACCGGCTTGCCCTGGCTGGTCGTTTTTAACGTTATCAGGAACAGGGCTGTAATCAGGATGGTCCCCTTCGACTGGGCGATCGGTCATACAAACCTCCTTTCTGGTTAGAAAGTCTTAAGTGTAGACAATCGGTGAGCCTTATCTGCAAGAAGGGAGATGATCTTCTTTAATCATATATAAAATAAGTGAAATTTATCACGGATGCGCTTATGGGAGATATCTCATATCAGGGCAGCGGTCCATTGCTAAGTTTAAAAGGTAACGAAAATGCATTTGCATACCCTCTGAAGAATCTGGATTTCCTTCCGTCTGAGGGTTTTTTTTTAAATTTCATGGCAATAAACCAGGATTCTTCTTAATCACCCTCGCTTACGCTTGTTAATGAAAGGTTAACGCCCATAATCAAAGTTCCTGCCACGACAGGAGCTGAAAAACCAACGTAAGATCTTTGCCATTAAGAAAACAATAACAGTACTAAGTACTGATAGCCCTACTCCGACTCGCCCCATGCACGGGGCTTTTTTTTTGCCCGAAACACCGGTTAACGGTTCACGGCATTATACCAGGCCTGCCATCGGTACTTATCGAGGCGCAGCTGGCGCAGACAATCGGCGGTTTCTACATCTGCCTGCAGGTCCTCATCACTGTTTGCCCCAGCGTCACTTGCCCTGCACGGTTCCTGCATCAAATCCGCTGATGGAGTTGGCAGCGTTGATGGCACGCTGGCGCAGCCGCACAGACTCATCATCAAACTGGCACACAATACGGTTCGGATCCTGGACATATTTCACCACGTCGCGGGTTATGGTCCGGTAAATCACCTTCGCCTCGGCACTGGCCGCAGCGGCTTTCTTCTCTACCGGCTGGATAGCTTTCTCGGCCCTATCTTTTTTGGCTGCCGCCAGCGCGTTGATATGGTCGGAATGCGCATTCCATCCGGAACGCCAGGCAATAAGCGCCGTGACAGAGATGCTGACCACCAGCGCCAGAAGAACATAACGCCATTTCATACCAGCGCACCACGCGCACGGTTGTAACGCTGACGGCGGTCTTCAAGCCCGTTTTGCCCGCCATTGATAATCTGCGTGACGCGCGCCAGGTCGCCGGAGTAAAGCAAACAACCGCTGGTGGCATAAAACCACGCTGCCGAACGTGCCGCGTTGCGATCCTGCTCCAGCAGTTCGGGGCTGGTAACCAGATCGAGTTTCAGCGCGGTACCGCATTTTGTGTAATTTGCCTGCCCGGTGATCTGAATCAGACCGCGACCGCGATATTTCCAGCCGTCACCGGGTGCGTTGTTCCCCAGGCGTTTGCTGTACACCAGATTGGCAATGGCGCGCTGGCGCTCCAGTGGCAGCACCTTTTCATACGAGCGGCGGCCCAGTGCGTTTGCCTGATCCTGAGTAAGCCGCCCGGCGCGAACGAAATCCGCCAGGCCTGCCACGCTGTAATTCATGCTCTCCACCAGCCGGGAGAAACTAACGGACTCGTGCCCGGTCTGGGCGATAAACATCGCCTTGTCAGTCGGTGCGGTGATGCCGAATTCTTTCATGGCCGCATCGATGTGCGGAAACCAGCGCGCAGCTAATCCGGCGCTTATACCAGCCGCCTGCTGAAATTGTGATTGTTTCATTCCGGCCTCAGTACATGGAAGATGCGCGCGACGTTGCCCCGGGCGCGGAACACGGCAGCGCAGATGATTAAGTTGATGGCGACCGTTGCCCAGTGGGTATGCAGGTAGGAGTCAAACAAATACCGGAACGGCACCGACGCGTACGCCAGAATTATCAGGTATGCCAGCCAGGACGCCCACGGGTTATGTCGCCCGCCTGGCTTACGGAACATCATCAGGCGCAGAACAATGGCGGCACAGGCCACTACGTTGGTCACCACCAGCGGATCGTTAGTTACCATTGGTTCCCCCTCTCCAGCGTGCCAGCAGCTTTAGCGGGTCCTGTTCACTGAAAAATGTCAGTGTCTTGATTGCTACGGCAGACAAAATCACCGCGCCAAGTGCATCCAGTGGTTTGTCGGCATAGCCGGTTATGCTCGCCAGCCACGAACCCACCAGACCGGAGCCATATACACCTGCGAAATACGACACGACGAAATACGCGGAACGGCGAAAAATCGTCAGGTCGGCGGCGGTGGCCACGTAGAACACGGCCCCGGCAAACGCGCCGAACACCACGCCGTAATCGGTGCCAGTGAGCAATCCATAAATGCTGGCACCAGTCAGCGCGCTACCGGCGGCTGCGGTACCGGAAAAAGGTTCGGACATTACGCCCCCTCGTTAGTAGTGAGTCCTCTCAGGATTGAGGGGAAATAAAAAAGGCCGCCAAATGGCAGCCTTGAGAGATTTTTCACAGTGGATTAATGGGATTTAGTAAATTTTTTTATTAATTTGTTTAACCACTTTGAAGTCTTTGATTTTGGCCTCCAGATTTCACGGGCTCTTTCCCTTGCCTGCTCGTCTGAGAAAATACCTAATTCCATCAGTCTTTTATAAGAACGGTATTCAGAAATTCTATAAACCACAAATGAGACAATCGGAATAATAAGATGCAGCATTGCTATGATGAATACGAAAGTGGACATCGATGCATAGTGCTCGATCATTCGGTTATAAAACTCATAAATATATTGCAGCATTTTTAGGAGTGAATTGGATATGGAGATAAGCATTTTAAAAGAAAAACCCGCGAATGAAAGCGGGTTTGTGAAACGGTAGATACGAAATGCCCATCGTTAGAAAAATCCTAACCAACTTTTCCGAGTTTTGCAAGCATTGTGCCTCTATAATTCACAAAAATGCTTCTATCTTGTGACTTTCCGCAAAAGCCTCTCGGCGTAAGCCTCTTCCTGCCAGCACTTCGTTACCAGTTTATCAATCACGTCGGCATAGCCGCTGTACCACTGATGCTTGGTCAGATCGGGCGCTAACTGCTCTACAACCGCGCGGGCCAGGCTGGTGGGAACGCGGCTGAAGCGGTGGCCATTACAGCGACCACATACCTTTTGCACGGGCACGCCCAGCAGTTTGGTGCGTTTTTCATCGAGCACGGTACCTTTACCTTTACAGCCACGGCAGGCGGTGCTGACCTCCCCTTTCCCGTTGCAATAGTCGCATTTAACCTTCTCAATGCTTTTAACCTCTGTCCAGCGCTCCCAGTCAGATGGACGAACGGCGCGGGATTTGCTGGCCCAGTACGGCGCTTTCCCCCATGGGTAGGTAACTTTTCGCGTCACACCCTCAATGGAGATCTGGCCCGCACCTTCGCATTGGGGGCAAGTTGATTTACTTGCCGCCGAACGGGAATAGTCTGCATAGGCAAACCTGACCAGACAACTGACGATCTCACGGCGCGTTGTCTCGCTCAGCTTATTAAATACCGGGTTTTTTAACGCCAGCGCGTAATTCATCAGCCCTTCGATAGCAGGCTGCGGATCCTGAATGCCCATCTTCGCCAGGAACAGGTTAAACCCTAACGGGGCCTCGGCCTGTACCATGCCCTGGGCTGCCATAACATCGGTAATGGTTAACGCGTCACCGCCGGTGGCGGATGTTTCGTCATTCAGTTTCGGTGATTTAGGTGAATAGTATTTTGGTAATGATTCCAGATTCATCGCGGTCTCCACTCCGTCTACGCCAGCACGCCAATAGCTGCTGCTTTTGTCTGAATACGGTTAACCAGTTCAACCTGGCTTCCGTGTTTTTCTTCCCACGCTTTTGGGTCGGCATGTAATGCCCTGTGATCCGCTCTGCACAGCGGAATAACATGTATATCGTGTGCTTTTGTTCCCATACCTCCCTGCCCGTACCCTATTAGGTGATGAGCATCATCAGCGGGTTTACCGCACGCCATGCACGGCTGCGTTTTCACCCATTCAATGTATTTCGGTAATATCAGGCGCTTATGCTTTGGTATCTTCATGTGCGCATTGGGTGTATCGGGGTCGACGTTCAATGTCACAACCTGCTTTGCCGATTCCTGAATAATGCTGGTGGCCTGTACTGACGGCATAATGTCCGATTCACGGGTTACCGACTGGATAACCTGCGGCGGCATGCGCATCGCCTGGCGAGCGACTGACTCCGGGATCACGTGTGCCAGCTTGTTGAACGTCAGCCACCAGCACAGCTCCGGCAGTGTCACTGCGTGGGAATCATCGAACCCCAGCCCGCGTCGAACCACCGACAATACCCAGGCTACCAGGTTTGCCCGCGCAATGCCTGCCAGTTCGTCAGTAAAATGCTCCCGCACTTTGTTGTCGCAGGACCAGCACAGCCGCAGAGCGCCGGGCTCATGGCGCATAGTTACCAGTTCGTGATGGTGATAGCTGGTATGCGGATACTGGCAGCCTGATTCACGCAGCAGCCAGGCTTCCAGGCTCGCCAGTCCACCAGCACGCAGTATTACTTCGGGGTGTTCGAATACAGGCACCATGACCGAATCTTCTGCCAGTGGCTGGCGTGCCGCCGGGATTTCACCAGTTGGCAGGTCAGCCAGTCGATCCGGTTCGTTCTCCAGGAGGATGCGACCGCGGCAGAAATGCGGCAGCAATTCAGGACCGGGCCGGAACGCCACCAGCCCGAACTCTTTGATGATCACAGGGGTTAGTAACGCTCTCACAGACACCTCAATGCACGGTTTCGAGCAGGCGCAACAGCTCCTGAAATTTCGACTCAAAGAAATGCGGCTGTGTTTCTCGCGGATTCGCCGGGCTGGTTATATTCTTCCCGTACATACATCCCTTCGCAGTCATCGACCAGAAGCGCTTTATTCCGTTAGCGCCTGACCGGCTGCGACGTTCTTTTTGTTCAACGATCCCCAACTTAGCCAGTTGCTGGTATGCCACCGTAGCCGTTATGCGAATGCCGTTAGCTTTCAACAGAGCACTCAGAGACTGCGTGGGGCGGCTTGAGCCGTCTGGTGCGCCAGCTGGTGCGTCAATCGTGTATTGAGGCATAAGATCAGGCAGCCCAGCGACCTGAAGAAGCTTCTGGTATGCGCCCAGTTTTGAAGAATTGGAGAGGTTCAACATGCGGGAGGCAGATTCAAGCAGGATCACCCCTGCCTGCACCTGGTCGGCTTTGAGTGTTGCGATACCAGCCTGCTGAAGGGAGTCGAACGTGCGGATCACTTTCAGGTTGAAGGCAGCGCTGATCCACATTGCATAGGAGTAAACCAACTCCTTGCAAACATACGTCCCCTGGTTATTACCGCCAGCAATGGTAACCAGCGGGGCCGCTCCTGTAATATCAGGAGCGCTCGAAATTTCAGCGATTAGTTCCTGGGTCTGGGTAAGTGAGGCCCAGTTTGATGGCTGATGGCGCTTCTCACCACCGGCAGCGCGGTGTAAATCATTCAGGCAGTAACGACCATCAAGATCACGGCGTACGGAAACGCCGTCAATCACAAGTAATTGACTCATAGCTTTCTCCACTGATTGTATTGCGAGGGGCCTGCACGCCCGCTTCGCTTGCACTTTTTGACATTACTGCCATATCGCTTTTCTTTCAACCCACAGCTGGACATATATCCACCTCCTGATCGTAAGGCGTGATGGCAATCTCTACCTTGCCCTTCGGTACCACTGGCCCCCACTCCACCAGCATTTTTTTAACCTGACTGTCGTCCTCCCAGACGCCCGCATGCGTCAGCGCGTCAAACAGCGCTTTGTTGTAGTTATCCAGATCACGACGCCGCTGATCCGGTGGGAAAAGAACAATTTCGACTGCTGCTGGCGTGGTGGACGGCTTCGGCAGGCGGCGCAGCTGCTCGATGATGGCAGCACAGGCGTCACTCTGGTATTTACGCCCGGCAGCGCTGATAAGGTGGCGACCAGCCAGCGGTCCCCTGTTCGGGGCGCGCCAGTAAGTGTTTACGCTCGGCGGAAATGGCAGGGTCAGTTTCATAGTCCGACCCCACGCATTTCGAGAAAGGCGATCGCGTTCTCTCGCGCCTGGTCGTCGCCATTAAGGAGCGCGCGGATCAGGGTGATTGCCTCATCCTCTACGCTCTGGCCGGTGATTGTGATGCCCCGGGAAACGCCCGGATGGATGGTGATGGCACCCTTACGCTGCAGCGCACGAAGGTGGTCGTTTGCCGCATTGGGCGAACGGCAGCCCATCAGTCCAGACAGTTCGTAAATCGTTGGCGGGAACCCGTGATCGGCGATGTAATCAGCCACCAGGTCTAAAACCTCCTGCTGGCGCGCTGTGAGTTTCTTATTCGTTTCCACTGTCTACCCTCAAAGAATTGCCACAATGTCTTTTGCGGTTTCGCGGGTGCTGCCCTTGCTTGATATGGCGCGCCGGGCGCTCACTTCGTGCAGCGTGAAGCCGTGCTGTGCGTAAAGTTCGATGATGCGGGGCGCTGTTGAGTTGCTGATCACCACTCTGGCGCCGCGCTGGTGGGCGGCCACACAGATTTCCGCCAGCGTCTCCTGGTCATTCCACGAAAAGCCACCAGCGGCATAACTAGTGAAACCGGCGGTGCCGGGCATCGGCTCGTATGGCGGATCGCAATAAATCACATCGCCCTCGCCTGCCAGCGCCAGTGTCCGGCGGTACCCTGCGTTCAGGAAAACGCAGTTATGCGCCATCGATGCGAACGCCTCGATCTCTTCCTCAGGGAAATACGGAGCCGAATATTTACCCCAGCCAACATTGAATTCACTGGCGCGGTTGTAGCGGATCAGGCCATTAAAGCAGTGGCGGTTAAGAAACAGGAAAGCGGCGGCGCGCTCCGGGCCAGCGAGGCGCTGGGCATTGAAATCGTCACGGACTGCCAGATACCCCTCTTCCGTATTGAGCGACGCAAACAACAAACGTGCTTCAGCCGTAACTTTTTCAGGCACAACCGCTAGCATCTGATAGAGGTAGATCAGGTCAGTGTTCACATCAGCCAGGAGGAAGCTGGTGTGCTTATCCGAATTCAGAAACACCGATCCGCCACCAACAAACGGCTCAATGAGGCGTCTACCTGACGGGATTAATTCATCGAGCACGCTGAGCAGCGAGTATTTCCCACCCGCCCACTTTAAAAAACGGGCGCTGCCAGGCCTTTTTCATCATTTTTCCTCTCCTACATAACGGCCAGCGAGATAACAGCGCCCTTCAGGTGCTTTGAAATTTCCCGCATTTCGAAGACAGGCAGCGCGGCGCGAGATATAACGGCTCCGATCCGTATTGCTGATCGCCATATCAAAGGCTTTGAGCCAGACAGATGCCGCGCGAAAATAAAGCCCCTTTGCTTCCAGCTGCTGCGCGCGGTTTTCCAGCCCGGTCAGTGTTCGCAGGTTTTCTTCGGACAGGGATTCTGGATCCGCTCCCCCAATCGGGTAATACGCAAGGGTTGAGCCGCGCAGCTCGCGCGCCAGTTTGCCCTCATTAAAAAACCGGCTCAGGCAGCGGTTTACGGTGCTGACGTTCAGACCAGGTATTGCGTCGGCAACCTGGCGGTAAGTGCAGCCAGGGTTTTCGATCACGAACTGCAGAATTTCAGATGCAATGCTCATCCCCGGAACCCCTCTGGAATGGTGTATGCCACGTCCTGGTGATTCGACCGGAACACTGCTGAGTCAGGCAGTTTGTTGCGCTGCCCCCACGTATCGCGCGCCGGACGCCCTGCGGTTTCCCACTTGTTCGCCGACTGCAGGTATCCTGGGAACTTGCTTGGCAGGAAGAGCGTTGACGGGCGCAGGTACTCGGCCATTTTCAGATCTGAGCCCCACTTCTCGACGCTGTAATCCACCACAAGCACCAGCTCTTCAGGCGTAAACCCGTCAGCCAGGCGGGCGCGGATGTTTTCCAGTGACGATTTGCAAACCTGGTACCGGGAACCGGTGGTCTTGTTCAGGTGAGATAAAACCTGTTTCGCCTGGTCAGTGATGACCACTGCAGGGTCGGGTTGCTCAGCAACCTGACAGAAAGATTTTTTATCTGATGGATCATGTTTTGAATTTACTGACGGATCCCCGCCAGATTCTGACGGGTCAAAACCGCCGTTTTTGCTGGTTTCTGATGCCTCAAATTTTGACGGGTCAGATTTTGATGCGTCAGATTTTGACGTGTCAGAATCTGACAGGTGAGACAATGCAGCCGCCTGAAGCTTCGCCACATTGAGCTGGTAAATATTGGAGGCGTTGCGGTTACCCTGGCGGCGCTGGGTGCGTGACAGCCAGCCGTCCTTCTCCAGTCTGGCGATCGCCGTGCGGACAGTGCTTGGCCCGGCACCGAGCTGGCGCGCAATGGTCTCTATCGAAGGCCAGCACACGCCCTCGTCGCTGCTGAAATCAGCCAGGCGCGCCATGATAGCCACGCTGGATAATTTCATGCCCGACGCCGCGCAGCCGTCCCACACGTAGCTGCTTAATTTAGTGCTCATGATCGCCCTCTATTTCTCTGAACTTGCGCTGGAATTGTTCGAGCGGACTGAAGCACTCGCCATGCTCGTAGTCTTCCCGCAGATAGATAACGCGGCGGGTTTCAGGCTCCCAGCGGATAACCCTGACGGGCACACCATAGTGATCGCGGAACCATCGGTTAAGTTCGTGCATAATTGCGCCGCTACCTCCTCACGCCAGTCCCCCACAACCCACTCAGCAAACTCGTGGGTTACAACTTCACGATCGCCTGGTACATTGACTGCATAGCAAAACGGAACCGGCTCACGGCCACCAGGCATAGGCAACGCAATGAGTTGCGAGCGGCGGTACTGTGTTGTTAAACTGTTCACGCGTTAGTTCTCCACTGATTACGACACGCCACGGCGCCCGGAGCTGCACACTCGCGGGCGTCACTCTTTTCTGGCTCGCAATAAACGCGGCTGCCAAGATTTAAGTGCTCCTGGAGCTTGACGGTTGCAAGGTAAAGCTCGTCTTTGAGCTGCTCAAATTCTTGCTTATCCATCACCCCGTCTTTGACAGCATCACGAAACACCTCGGAATAGCGACTGATCTGCTCGAACGCCTCAAGCAGCTTTTCGTTAATGTCAGAGTTATCTACCTCAGTGACCTCACCACCCGGAATGAAATAGCCCCCGCTAGCACGAGCGACAGCATGGGCTACGTGATGGGAGCCACCAGCTTTCTGAAGCACGATCGCCCAACCAAGGGGCAGAATCTGATCACCCTCAGGGCGAAGGCGATTGAAAAGGGAATCAAGGGTGGTACCTTCCTTTTCCTTGCCGTCTTTTTTGCCAATCCAAGTGACGGCTTCTTCGTACCCGCCGGGCAAGTTGGAAATCACTTTCTTAACTGCATCTGAATACCACTCAGGCTGCATTTTGTTTCGCCAGTTCTTTTGATCCACGCTCGACCCCTTGTTTCTGTGGTTACTTTTAAGCTGCCGTTTGGTTAGGATTTGCTGGAGACGAAGACGCCAGAGACTTCAAAATCTCTTCTGTAGTGACTTCGCCGTTGGTTGCCTTAACGAGTGCAGAGATGTATCGGGAGCTGATTTCAGAGCCGTTTAACCACTTACTTACCGTGGACTGGCCGACGCCGACCTGTTTTGCGAGATCAGATTGCGAACCAGCAATGTTGATAGCTTTCTCGATAACGTGATTCATGGGTTTATTCCCTCCTTCATAATTATGCTCAATTATGCTTTAGGGAATAGATTTATGCAAGTCGCTAGCGACTTTGACAGGGTATGCTTGCAGGAATAACTTTGAAGGATGAAAACACTAGGCGAACGACTGGCTCAGGCCATGACGGAAACTGGCTTCCAAAGCCAGACAAAACTCGCAAAAGCTGCGGGTATTGAACAATCTGTTATTTCTAAAATTCTGGCAGGAGGAAGCAAAACCTCCAGGCACAGCGGTAAGCTGGCCGCAGCATTAGGGATTAGCGCAGACTGGCTAATCAATGGTGCTGGCTCTATGTTTGGTGGTGGTGACTCATCTCTCCAAAAGGTCGATGTATCGAAGCTGGTAAAGGTTTATGACGAGAACGGCGATACCGGCGAAGTAGTTACCTGGTTTGCTGAAGTTCCTGATCACTATCGCGCCTATTTTATCAAGCGCAACACAGGGATAGCTCAAGCTCCTACCGGGGCAGTGGTGATCGTAAATCCCCAACAGAAGCCAGCCACCAACGATCTCGTTCTCACCTCAATTTCTGGTGTTATCTCTGTCTTCAGATATCACATATCAGGGGATGGAGCAGGTTTTCTATCAGTAGACGACCCTCGGATCCCATTGGCATCGGTACGGTCACCAGAAGATGTGGTCGGCCCAATAATGCAAGTCTTCATCCCTGAATTGAATAAGTGAACCACCTCACTGTCAGAAGCTGGAGAGTAATCAAACTTTCCGGCCTCTGTTCTGACTAACCACGTCCCCATACTGCCCCCCCTTACTCGCCTGTGAATCTGTTATCAGTCAGGCAAATTTAACTGTATACCTATCCAGTATATAAGCACGATATAGCAAATTCTGCAAAAAAAATCACTCAGGCCTGCTGCGGACAAAATCCCATGGGAATAATTTTTATTATTCTCTGTTGACTAATTTTATTCTCATGCGCATACTCTAAGCATCAACAGCGAACAGGCAGGACGCCCATGAAGCATCTCTTGGAGGTTAAGTATGCAGTTTGACAAAGATGAGGTTTGCAAAACTTTCAGCGTTCCCTGCGAAACGTTAAGCACGATAGAGACCGTGCAAAAAGTTAACGGCGGAAACAGGGTTGAGCTTTTTGTAAACGGAGTTTTAACGCAGACCTTAAGCACAGAGTCAGCCGTAGCAGCCGATTACCTGATGTTTATGGGTGGTGTGGTTGAGGCGATGGAGAAAGATCAAACTTCGCTGGAGTCTGAAGCCAACAAAAGTGGTCGCACTCTGGCTACCGGATTTAGAGGGATTGGCTCTGTCCCTTTGGAATCAGTAGGCGTCCCAGAGGTCCTGGATAAATAGATCGACCTTTATCCACATGGCTCGACCTACGGTTTTAATGATGTGATTTGCGGTCTGATCGCTGATTTCAATGTCCCAGGAATCGTAATTTTTATCTGGGTACTCTTCGGCGAAGGTAGTCCGAATGCCGTGTCGGATATCAGCTTCTGAAAGTCCGCAGCCGGTATTAATCAGGCACTGGGTTAAAACATCTGAGCGCTTCATGAGTTATCACTATCAATGTGTTGGGGATTTCAGATTAACCGAATCCTTGTTGTTGGGGAATAACCAGGATCCACCGAGCCTGATGTGGTGAAAAGACAGGCACATAACAGGAAAGAGCACTGACCGGGCCCAAAAGTAATGGCACCGTATCTCTCTCAGGGGATCAGCCTACCGGTACGGCAGTACGCACAAGCTGAGACAGGGCGACAATGTCGAGTTCAGTGCTCTCTCCGTTGTGGTGAATTGCAGCCGCACCGACGGCAACCAGAAGACAAGCGCCTGGCCCACAACCTCATAAAACCAGGCAGTTGTGTAGTTGTTTGGCGGTACCAGAGTTATCCCATGAAGTCGCTGGTACCGCCCCTTTTTTACGCAACACACAAGAGCATCACCGGATGACGGGCTCATTCCCCAATCCATCCGGGCGGTTGCAGCCGCAGATGCTCTTTTGTGTTGTGTGGAGAAACTAACCGGCGGTCAGTGCAGTTGACCGCCTCGCCTCCTAAGGAGAGAGCAATGTCTAACCCGTTCTTCAAAAACCTCATGATCTACCGCCTGAGCCGCGATGTCGTTATCGTTCGCGACGGTGATACAGATGAGTTGGCACGCCAGCTTGAGGTTTTCCAGTTCACACCATGCGCCAGCCAGGATATGGCAAAGGCTGGATGGGTGCCGCCGCTGGGCCAGCATTCAAATCAGCTGTTTCATCTGGTGAATAACCAACTGCTACTTGAGATCCGCCGCGACGAGAAAATGCTTCCAAAGCAGGTAATCGCTACAGAGCTGAACAGCAAAGTAGAAAAGTTGGAAGCCAGTCAGGGCCGCCGCCTCAAGAAGACAGAAAAAGATTCACTGCGCGATGAAGTGATTCATTCTCTGTTACCGCGTGCGTTTACCCGTAGCAGCAGGATCCGCATCTGGCTGAATCTTAATGACGCGCTGGTGATGGTAGACACGTCCAGTGCCAAGCGCGCGGAAGATTCACTGGCGCTATTGCGTAAAACTCTCGGCTCGCTTCCCGTTGTGCCTATGACGATGGAAACACCGATAGAACTGACCCTAACCGAATGGGTTCGCGGTGCCATGGTGCCTGCGGGTATTACTTTGGGCGAAGAGGCTGAACTTAAAGCTGTTCTTGAGGCGGGCAGTATAGGTCGGTTCAAAAAGCAGGAGTTGTCCAGCGACGAGATCCTCACGCATCTTGACGCCGGAAAAGTAGTGACGCAGCGGGCTCTCAACTGGCAGGACCGTATCCATTTCACGCTTACCGATTATGGCACTCTTAAACACCTGAAGTTTGCAGACGAGTTGATTGAGCAGAACGATGACATTGACCGTGAAGATGTTGCCCAGCGATTCGATGCCGACTTTATCCTGATGACTGGTGAACTGGGAAGTTTGACGAACAACCTGATTACCGAACTCGGCGGCGAAGCCCAGCGATAACCCTTATTTAGTAACCCTGCCCCATTTCGTATGGGTTGGGTTGCTGCTACCTAAATTCCGCTTAACCGGAATAAACGGAGGCCATATGAACCATATCGAGTTCATTGAAAAGAACGTTCGGGAAGAGCTGATCCGCGCAGGTTTCCCCGTATCGGTGGCTCAGGGGGGGGCATGGCAGGCGATCGACCTTTACAGACGTATGTCTCAGGCCAGCAAGAAAGGCGCGATCTTTGATGACTGTTTACGCTTCGCAAAATTGTGGGCTGAAAAACAGACATCAAAAACCGAACTGAAGCAAAAGAAAACCACGAAGAAGACCACTCAGCCTGGTCTTTTTTGAAAACAAGCGCGGTGCAGCGCGTAATAACGGAGAACACGTAATGCCATATATTCAGACACTTTCCGGGAAGCATATTAACTACACCGATATTCAGCACGACGACATCGTGATCGAGGATATCGCCACTTCCCTTTCCCATATCTGCCGCTTTGCCGGTCACCTGCCGGAGTTCTACAGCGTGGCGCAGCACTCGGTGCTGGTCAGCCAGCTCGTTCCGGCAGAGTTCGCTCTGGAAGCGCTGCTGCATGATGCGGCTGAAGCGTATTGCCAGGACATCCCCGCGCCACTGAAACGCCTGCTGCCGGATTACCAGCGCATTGAAGAATATGTGGATGGCGTGATCCGCGCGAAGTTCGGATTGCCCGCCCACCAGCACCCGACCGTTAAATACGCCGACCTGGTCATGCTCGGTACCGAACGCCGCGATCTGGATATTGATGACGGTACCGTGTGGCCGGTGCTTGAGGGCATCCCGGCGACAGACATGTTTACCGTCATCCCGCTTCGCCCTGGGCAGGCTTATGGCCTGTTCATGTCCCGGTTCAATGAGCTGACGGAGATCCGCAAATGCGCCTGACCATTAAGCAATTAGTTCACGCAGCTCACCAGGCTGCGCGTTATCTGCCTAAAGCATCCGCTCAGCTGACGCGGGATCTGGCCGAGCGCCTGGATACCACCCAGGCCGCGCTGTGCGAATCACTGAAAATTCGTGACGCGCTGGCGGCCGAGAACCTGGCACTGAAAGACGCGATGAAAAACGGCGTGGTCGAGAAACACCAGCAGACCTCTCATGGAATAACCATCGGCGTTAAGAACGTCATCGTTCAACGTGAAATCGATACCCCAGCGACTGATACCTGGGTAACGAGCAACGCGCTATGGGCGTTGAGATGTTCGTTAGCGACTTCACCGAGCCAGCGGTGATGAACGACGGAAAATTCTACAGCGAGGACCTGATCAAAGCGTCCCGAGAGTTCGCAGCACAGCTTCGCGGGAGCAAAGTATGAGCAATGCAACAGACGTACATGACCTGTTAGTCGCTTATCAAAAACAGGCCAGGAAGATACCACCTAAGGGTGTTTATGCCTCAAGGCATCGTCAGGTTGAGGTAAACGCGGCACACGTACGCAAGTTAATGCGCAAGCGTCGGCGGTCAGTCGGCAAGTCAAATAAGCTCGGATATCGCTTTACGGCGGAAATGCGCGTTGCACTGATTTGCGATATGAATTTTTGGGCGTTGGTGTGCAGATCAAATCGGACTAATGCTCGCCAGGATGCCAACAAAACAGAAATGGTAGCCGTTGGCATCAATTTAACGGTGGAGGGGTGAGGGATATGAGCATAAGGCTTCTTAAGTCGGTCAAAGCATGTGATATCGGGCCGGGATCGGTAATCGAAGTTTTCGATGAGTGGTATCGAGTGCGCAAAATTAACTACGGTAGGGGTACGTGCACTATTTACCTGCAACCAGAAAGCGAACCGATAAATCCGCTGGTCAAAAACGACGTAATTGTCATCACTGTGCCAGAAGAAATAAATATTGATGTCGAGGTGCTGCAATGAGTGCAATCAACGAACGCGTATCACCGAAAAAACCACTTTTCGCCGAAGTTCACAATGTGCCTGACGATTACCGTTTCACCACAGAAGAGCTTGATCGGATTATCTCCGGGGATATGTTTACTCCGCGGCAGGATGCAATCATTGCCCGCGAGCTACAGCAGTACCGCGCCGCTGCTGAGCCTGTGGCGTGGATGGTCATAGACTCCGACAGTGGTGAGAAGATTCTACGCGTAGACAGGTCAAATATTGAAGGCGCAGCAATCCCACTCTACGCAGCCCCGCAAGTTACGAGCGTGCCGGATGCTTTTGATGAGATTGGTTCATGGAAAAATCATCGCGACACGCCAACCGCAGCGCCAGCAGTACAGGCAGAGCGGCCGGTAGTACAACTGCCGGTTGAATTCTACAGCGAGCACGGGATTGTTGTTCAGCTCGAGAAAGTTCTGGCCGCACTGGCGGTGCAGGGCGTGAAATACGAGCGGCGGGGGCTCGCAAAGGGGCAGTTGTTCGGCAATACCGAACAAGTCGAACATGTAAGCCAGCCTTACACGTTGCCTGAGTGCTTCGAGCGGCTTTTCAAACACGCGCAAGGCCTAACATTTGGCGATGACTGGAACCGTGGAACCGCAGCGAAATATCACCGCGACTCACTCATCAAAGCTGTCGATGACTGCCGCGCCGCAATAGCATCGGGCAACTCTCCGGCAATCCCGGATGGCTGGATACCGGTCAGCGAGAGAATGCCGGGAAGCCGCCATGCTGTGCTTGTGGGGTGCTGGTTTGGTAGCGAGTGGACTTCGAAATGGGCGACCTTTGTTCCGGGGCATCCAGATGCACAGGATAGCGGGTGGTTAATTCCTGGTGCTTCGTGGACGCCGACTCACTGGCACGAACTGCCAGCCGCACCGAAGCAGGAGGCACAGGAAGCAAAAAAGTAGATCACTGTGGTATTTGTTTTGACTGGGCCCGCAATGGTTGCGGGACCTGTATTTTTAAAGAGTGACCGGGTGCAGCCGGTAAAGTGGAGAGGTAACAATGGGACAGCTTGTTGCTATCAATGAATGGGCATCTGGCCCTAACGGTTTTAAAGAGCCGATCAGTCGCGCGGCACTGCATAAGATCGCTAAGACCAGGCAAACCTACCCACCAGCAATAAAGCAGGGCCGCCGGTGGGTTGTGGACGAAGATGCTCGGTTTATAGGTTTGGTAGGCAGGGTTGAGATAACTTCAGGTATTTCAGATCAGGCCCGCCAGTTAGTGGAGAAAGCTCTCAATGGCTGCCCGTCCCAGAAAACACAATATTGATATACCTAACCTGTACTGCAAGTTAGATAAGAGAACCTCAAAAATCTACTGGCAGTACAGACATCCAGTCACTGGCGTTTTCGTCGGGTTCGGGCTGGATGCTGACGCCGCGAAGGCCGCAGCAATGGAAATGAACAGGATTATAGCTGAACAAGAAACGCAGCAGTCCTACGCGCTTATTGATATGGCAATAAAAGCAAACACAAAGAAAGAACCGGGAATTAGAGTTAATAGCTGGATCAAACGATATAACGAAATCCAACAGGAACGAGTCGACAATAAAGAACTATCTAGCAGCACCCTAAAAAGTCGAAAATCATGCGCATTAATCTTTGAAAAGAGAGCATCACATTTACGCCTGGTCGACGTTGACACAAAAATCATTGCAACGATCATTGATGAATATAAATCGAGCGGAAAAGCTCGCATGGGGCAATTAATGAGAGCGGTTTTAATAGACATATTTAAGGAAGCTCAGCATGCGGGGGAGGTGCCGCCAGGTTATAACCCTGCCCTCGCCGTTAAAAACCCAATTGCTAAAGTTCAGCGCAGCCGAATGACGCTGGAGCAATGGAACTTAATATATAAGTCGGCTGAAAAATATGCCCCTTGCTTACAAAACTCTATGCTACTTGCCTTATTAACTGGCCAGCGTCGCGGTGATCTAGTCGATCTTAAATTTTCTGATGTTTGGGATGGGTACCTACACATAATACAAAATAAGACCGGTGCAAAAATTGCTTTACCATTAACACTACGCTGCGAAGCGATAGGCTTATCTCTTTCTGAAGTAATCGCGCGATGCAGGGATCGTGTCATCAGCCCTTATCTGCTTCACCACGTCAGAAAGCACTCAACCATCGATGCCGGAGATCCTGTTACTGAGGGAACTATTACGCGTATGTTTATGGAGGCAAGGAACGAGGCCAAAATCAACTGGCCAAAAGGTACCACTCCAGCCTCCTTCCATGAACAACGCTCACTGTCTTCACGCCTTTATAAAGAACAGGGAGTCGATGTTAAAACACTTTTAGGTCACAGCACAGATGCAATGAGTGAACAGTACAGGGATGATCGCGGGCTTGACTGGAAAAAATTACTCATTTAG